ATGCTCAGAAATATTTCATCCTGTTTATTTCCACATATCAGCACAATTACATCCCCCAACCATTATTTGTCCGAATGGGATGATTGGGAGAAACAGGGGTTACCGGAAGAACAGCGTACTGAGGCGGTAAGAAGACTTCGTGCATGTCTTACCTCTAAGGGGCATAAACTGGACCTGCGAGCCTTGGCGCTTTCCTCGTTACCTGTACTCCCTGCTTGCATTAAAAAGCTTGATGTGAGCTGTAATAAATTAACCATCCTTACTGATTTACCTGAAAATATTAAAGAACTTATTGCAAGAGATAATTTCTTAACACATATATCTGCATTACCACATTATCTAATAACTTTGGATGTGTCCGAAAATCAATTAGAGAATCTGCCGTTATTACCAGACACCATCAAATCACTAAGCGCAGAGTATAATAGGTTATCCACACTGCCTTCATTACCCTTGAATTTAAAAAAACTTGAGGTTAGGAACAACGAACTGCAAACTCTTCCATCTCTGCCTTCTAATCTTAAGATACTTAAGGTTGCGCACAACCATCTTACTGAACTGCCCCCTTTACCTAGGAGACTGCAACTTCTTTTTGCATATAGCAATAGATTAAGCAACTTACCAAACATCCAAGAAAATATTATCATGAGAAGATTTTTTTATTTTGAAAACAACCAAATAACTACAATCCCGACAAATCTTTTTCGTTTAGATCCTCATATAACTATTGAGATTGCAAATAACCCCTTATCAGATCAAACTCTGCTATTCTTAATACAGCAAACTTCGGTTCCAAATTTTAACGGGCCTCAGTTTCGTATTTCCCTGTCAGACCAAAACAGACTGTTTTTACGCCAGATGTTGCCGCAAAATTTACATTCGCGCCATATCAGAGTCATCACTGAAGGGGGGCAGAACTTTCAGATCCCCCCTCTTCCCGAAACTGTGGCAGCCTGGTTTCCTGAAGCAGATCGTCGGGAGGTTTCAACACAATGGACTTCTTTTTCCACCGAGGAGAATTCCCGGGCATTCTCCGCGTTCCTTGACCGCCTTTCCGATACCGTCTCTGCACGCAATACCTCCGGATTCCGTGAACAGGTCGCTGCATGGCTGGAAAAACTCAGTGCCTCTGCGGAGCTTCGACAGCAGTCTTTCGCTGTTGCTGCTGATGCCACTGAGAGCTGTGAGGACCGTGTCGCGCTCACATGGAACAATCTCCGGAAAACCCTCCTGGTCCATCAGGCATCAGAAGGCCTTTTCGATAATGATACCGGCGCTCTGCTCTCCCTGGGCAGGGAAATGTTCCGCCTCGAAATTCTGGAGGACATTGCCCGGGATAAAGTCAGAACTCTCCATTTTGTGGATGAGATAGAAGTCTACCTGGCCTTCCAGACCATGCTCGCAGAGAAACTTCAGCTCTCCACTGCCGTGAAGGAAATGCGTTTCTATGGCGTGTCGGGAGTGACAGCAAATGACCTCCGCACTGCCGAAGCCATGGTCAGAAGCCGTGAAGAGAATGAATTTACGGACTGGTTCTCCCTCTGGGGACCATGGCATGCTGTACTGAAGCGTACGGAAGCTGACCGCTGGGTGCAGGCAGAAGAGCAGAAATATGAGATGCTGGAGAATGAGTACCCTCAGAGGGTGGCTGACCGGCTGAAAGCATCAGGTCTGAGCGGTGATGCGGATGCGGAGAGGGAAGCCGGTGCACAGGTGATGCGTGAGACTGAACAGCAGATTTACCGTCAGCTGACTGACGAGGTACTGGCCCTGCGATTGCCTGAAAACGGCTCACAACTGCACCATTCATAATCACATCGCATAAACCACAGACCGGACTGACTCCGGAAAAACAGAGGCCCGCCCCCGGGCCTCCCCGGATTCATCCGTTTCCCTGTTCAGCCTGACAGCACGCCCCGGCGGCCGGATGACAGACTCCGCTTCGGTAAGCAAAGCAGTCTTCTGTGATTCCGCCAGTTGCGGCTTATTCATTACTTAACGTCAAACGCCCGAATTGAAGCCAAATCATCCAGACTGCTCAGCTCCTCTTTCATCTCCCGCTGACGGCGATAAATCTCATCGTTGCGATCGACCTGCGCCTGCACCATTGCTGCCGCCAGTTCTTCCAGTTCCGGCATCGACAGTTTCACCTGCTGATTATCGGCATCGCTCCACGCCATATGTGTTTGTGCTGTGACAGATTTTGCCAGCATGACTACCGGGGACAGGCGGCCCAGTGAGTCGGGGCCAGCATTCCAGACACGACCGTTCCATTCAAACGTGAACGGCTTCGCCTCCTGTTCTGTGCGCCATGCTTCAATTTCCTGACGTCTGGCCTCTCTGGCCGCTTCCAGCATTTCTGGTGTCACAGTGAATGGGGCTATCTCACCCCATTTGCCACTTTGCAGTTCCTGCCAGATTTGCTGACCCGTCGGTGCGACATCATCAGCGGTGGCTGTGTAGGGGACTGCCTGGTCCCTGTCGTCAAAAAAAACGTCACAGTCTACTGCGCCACTTTCGGTATAACGGGGATTAATGATTTTTTTAATTCCCACGGTGCATTCCTCACGATGTGCGAATAAAAAGCCCGGGCATTGCGCCAGAGACATGAGCATCCGGCACCCCGGACAGGGCGCAATATGACCCCGGTAATGAATGCTCTGAACATCCCGTAATGAAAAATTGTGGGGATGCTATATACGTTCCGGTGGGAGTACTGGGCACTGAAATCCCCACCGGTCCCAGTCGTGAGCCTCTGTATGACTGCCCCCTGACAAGTCTGATGACTTTATCACCGTCAGCTTCTCCCTGGTACGCAGCAATAATCAGCCCGCCAATGTCAGGGTCTCCCCATCTGTTGCGGACAGAGCTCGCCACGATTCTGTAAATAATATCTTCTGTGGTTATATTTATTTTCACCCAGTCAGTCTGGATATGGGCCAGTAGCAGTAGCGGGTGTGATAAATGGGGCCGTTAATGCCGTAAAAAGTAAGGGATTTGGCTCTGTACCGCGGTTCTGTTGTCTCAGGGCGTGCATCAGTCCACCGGATGCTGAGCCCCCCTTCAAACCGTGTGTCGGGTATGATGATGCCGTAGGGGCCAGCAACGGAATACTCACCTGGCAGCGCATTCCTTACCCAGGCCAGGAAATCACTCTTAGTGTCAAAACGGATAACATCTTCAGGCAGAAAAGCACACCCAAAGCCGAATGCGCCGGGTATCGCCAGACGGCCTTTTGTCCGGTCGTAAATGTCGCTCTGTGCTTCCATCGTGGCCGCACTTTTCAGCCCCAGATTATCCCGGGACTTCTGTTGTGCCTTTTCGCCTGCTGCTGCGATTTCAGACAGATGGTTAGCCGTTTTCAGAGTGCCGGTCAGCGCAGCATCAATGTCATTTTTGGCCTGTTCTGCTGCGCGGGCATAACCTGCGGCTGCCGCCACATCCTGCGCCGTCTGCTGTGCGTTTCCGGCTGCGGCCCCGGCGCTCTGCTGCGCCTGCGCCACCATTTCCTCAAAGCGTTTGACGACATCCGGTTTCAGGTCGCCCTCATCAGGAGCAATCAGAAAGTCATTCAGCGTGCCGGGCTTTGAGTCCTCATATACAGCAATGTCGCCAACGTTGTACTCGTTGCGCCAGTCCTGTTTCAGATACACACCATATTTTCCAGTCCGCGCATGGAAACAGTATTCACCATCGTTTCCTGTCATCACATCAGCAACAGTGTGCATCACCACTTCCGGGGTGTTTACCCGGGATTTCAGAATAATATGGTATCCGGACATGGGGATACCTGCGCCATCAGTCAGCGCACCTGATATCACTACAGACATAGTTTTTCTCGCGATAAATTAAATCAGGAAGAACCTTCCGGAGAGACGGGCCATTCAATGGCGTTGTATGAGGATTTATCAGTGATGGCGCTGAAATCCATCGCCTGCAGTGATTTCGCGTAAATACGACAGGCTTTCAGCTTTTCTTTATCTTCGTCGCTGATTAACCCCAGCAGCAGGTCTTCTTCCCATTCCCCTGTCCGGGCACTGACCTGAGCCAGAAGGGCATCACGCTCATCTTCCGCTTTGAGTCTGTAGTCAAAGACAAATTCATCATTGCGGTAAAACCAGTAACCCGGCGCGGTAATCCGTCGGTTAGCGGTAATATCAGGAACTTCAATAACACTGGCATTGCGTGGCTCGATGCCTGTCACATCCTTACCGACCCACACCACACGACCGTCTCCGGTGTAAGCTATTTTTATTGTGTCGCTGGCGAAATTCTTCAGTTCTTCATACCAGTTTTTGTCGTCTTCCGAAAAAAGCCAGGTGACCGAATATCGTTTTGTCATCTGATATTGCTCAACAGTTTTTGGATTACCCGCTGTAATATTTTTTAAATGTAACATAATTAAACGCTCGCCACGTTATACCAGGTACCATTAATCAGTTTTTGCAGCGGTCGGTAATACACACCGTCAACGTTATCCGCTGAGTTACGGTGGGTATCCGATATCTTTACCCCTGACAGCCCGTGTCCCGAAGGTGCGCGAAATGTCCACGAAACGGTGTTACTGCCGGGGCCGTAATACATTTCATGGCCATATCGCACATCCTGTACCCCCTCAGTTCGATGTTTATAGCGGGCATCGAAGTTTCCGTAATTTAACGGAATTACCTGTCCGTTTACGGCGAACGTGATGCTGTTATCTGTATTCCTCTGGCTGAAAAAATGCCAGCCTGAATCATCACCAAGCTCTGCAACAACAGGCCTGGATGGATTACCCCACAAACAAAACGCTGCATTTTTCGTGGAGTTGTTGGCGCTGGATAACGTGAATTTTCTGGCAGTTCCGGCCTGAATATTCTTAAAAGCAATAGCCACGCCATTCTGAAAACGAAATACATGCTGTCCATTCGCATAAACATCCAGCAGACCATCGCCATTTTGTTTAAACCCGGTATCGTTATCTCCTAAAACGATTGAACTTCCACCTAACGCATTCGTCGTACCAATGCCAAGGCAACCATTAATGACGGCATTAACCAGAATATTTAGTGTATCCCATTTGAGATTCATCAGGTCTTTAACCCGGCCGCCAGCGAGGCGGTGTCTCCATTTGAAATATTCATTACCGTTATCCGCCGTTTCAAACCACATGTAGGAATCGGTGTCTGCATCCGAATCATTTTTAAATCCAATCTTCGCCCAGTCAGTATTCCGAATCCAGGCAAGGATTGAGTCGTTTTCAAAAGTAAGTCCACCGGACAAGGTATCGCCTGTCTTTTGGACAGCGTTATCAGCCTTGTTTACCGTTTCCTGTAAACCGAGGTATTCGATAACGGCGGCAACGGTCGATTTCGCAAGAATATCCCGCCCGACTTTTGTCAGGGTTGCCAGGCTGGCGACATCATTCCCCGTAAAATACGGAAACCTGTCTGCCGCAGTAGCAAGCCCCGCCAGCGCCGTCAGAGTGGCATCTTTCGGTTGCTTACCCGCAAGCGCGTTAGTCATGGTGGTCGCAAAATTCGGGGCGTTGCCCAGCGCCGCCGCCAGTTCATTCAGCGTGTTCAGTGCATCAGGCGACGAGTCCACGAGGGCAGCAATCGCGGCCATAACATAAGCCGTACTGGCGATCTGAGTATTATTAGTCCCCTTTGGCGCAGTGGGTGTGGTTGGCGTTCCGGTCAGAGCCGGACTGTTCAGGGGCGCTTTCTTGTTTGTTTCATCCATTACCACCTTAACCGCTTTCGCTGTCGCGGCCAGTGACTCGGATGCACTGTTGGTCGCACTGCTGAGCTGCACTATCCCCTTTTTCGTCGTGCTCGCATCTTCCAGAGATACGACATCAGCAATATCCTCTGCCCGTTTTGCTGCTGTCTCAGCGCGCATTGCCGCGGATTCTGCCGCGCTTTTGCTCTGCGCTGCCGCCGTCGCACTGCCTGCAGACTCTGTCGCCTTAGAGGATGCCGTCGTGGCACTGCCCTTCGCTGCTGACGCCTGTTTAGTCGCCTCATCTTTTGAAGCAGACGCAGATGATGCCGATGACGCTGCCGAACCGGCTGACGTGCTGGCTGCGCGTGCTGAGCCTGCAGCATCAGTCGCATTGGTTGCCGCCTCACTGGCAGATGTGCCGGCATCCCTGGCTGACTTCTTCGCGGCTGCCGTGTTCTGTGCCACCGCGGACGCGTTACGCGCCACCTCTTCCACCATCAGTTCAAAACGTCGCAGTGCCTCCGGACAGACATCATCCTCCGTCATGGCACCGAGAAAATCATTCAGCGTACCTGGTCTGGAACCTTCACAGACGGTAATGGTTCCGGCGTGTGAAGGCGGAAAACCTTCAACCAGCAGGGTGACGCTGTACTGGCCATACTCAACATCCATGCTGTAACGCCCGGCTTCATCCGGATTTTCAGAGGCCACCGTGTTCACCACCACCGTGGTACTGTTACGTTTTGCTTTCAGCTGGATTGTGCAATTCTGTACCGGTTTTCCTGTGCCGTCTTTCAGTACACCTGAAATCTTTACTGCCATATTCACCCCACAAAAAAGCCCGCCTGAACCGGCGGGCTGTCATAACACTGTGTTACCTGGCTAATCAGAACTTATAACCGACACCCACGATGAAACCGTCAGTGCGCCAGTCACCACTGCCGGAGCCTTCATAAGCAATATCAATGGCCACGGATTCGGTCGGGTTAAACTGCACGCCAGCCCCCCACGCCAGAGACGTGTTGCTGTGGCGACCGTCATCACTTCCGGTCAGCACATCGTGCGTTTTCCCCTTGTTGTCAGTTACGCGGATATAATCTCCGGAGAAAGTCGAAACACGGCTGTAAGCCATACCCGCCATCGCATACGCGCTGAACCATTCATTCACGCGCACAGACGGCCCCGCCATCACGCTGAACCAGCGGTTACGCACGGAATCTTCATGCCAGCGGGTATCGCTGTAACGGGTAAGCTGGCGATTCTTGTCTCCTGCATAGCTGAATGACGTCACCAGCCCCAGTGTGTCCGTAAACTCATAACGGTATTTCACGTTAATCCCGTTCAGATCATCACTGCCGGGAACGTTCGTCGAGGCATGAAGATACCCCGCGCTCAGCGTGGCCTGCTGCTCAGACGCCCATGCAGGCGCACCGGATACGGCCAGACAGATGGCTGCGGACAAAATGGCTGCACAAACTTTACGCATAATTACCTCTCGCTTTTCTGCAATAAAAAAGGCGCCATTTCTGGCGCCCGTATATGGGTTATAAATATTTCAACGAATACTGATACCGGAAGCCGCTTTTTTGGTCACAATCACCGTACAATCGGTGATATTCCCTGCCCCCTGATTGCCTTTCTGGAAAATCTTAAACTCCAGAGTGACGCTTCCCCTGCCACTCGGCATATCAATAACCGCACTGTAACTACCGGGAATGGCCCCTTTAGTTTCTCTGGATGCGATTAATACGCCGTTTTTGCGAACTTCAAAACCATAACCCGTGTATCGCGTGCCTCCGGGGTTATTTCCGCTCCCCGGATTGTCATACGCTATACCGTTAAAGATAATGGGCGGAATAATGATTTGACGGTCAAAGTTATGATCATCGCTGATGGTGACTGTAACCGTCCCGTCTGGTGTTTCCGTGTTACCCCACGTACCAGCCTTTTTCGGGAATGATTTGGATACTGTTTTAACAAAATCACCTCTGACCTGATTCGCCTCCAGCATGCCCTTAATCGTACAGTTTTCATTTATCGTGACGTTGTTGAGCGTCCCGGAGTTCGCATTCACACTGCCACTGATATCCGCATTTTTAGCGGTCAGCTTTCCGTCCGGTGTCAGGGAAAATACCGGTGGATTTCCACCACTGGTAATGGTGGGGGCCGTCAGGCGTTTGAGGAACACGTCGTTCATGAATATCTGGTTACCCTGCGCCACAAACATCGGCGTTTCATTCCCGTTTGCCGGGTCAATAAACGCGATACGGTTAGCGGCAACCAGAAACTGGCTCAGTTTGCCTTCCTCCGTGTCCTCCATGCTGAGGCCAATACCCGCGACATAATGTTTGCCGTCTTTGGTCTGCTCAATTTTGACGCCCCACATGGCATTCCACTTATCACTGGCGTCCTTCCACTCTTTCGAAAACTCCTCCAGTCTGCTGTAATGCCAGTCAGTTAAGCAACTGACTGGCTCTTTTTCGGGGCTGTGGGGTATTTCCAGGGCCTCTCCTTTACCACTCTCGGGAAGGCCCTTCCCCTTCTCGTCGGTAATTTCACAAGTTGTCCCATACTTGCAAGATCGCGCATCAGCTCCGGTATACGTCCCGGTGAAGCGCCCTGCAATGTCATCAGCATTCTCATCACCATTCCGCATGATTCTGAGAAACTCAGTTGATTCGGCCAGTAACCTTTCAGATGTTCCGCCATTTTAATCATCTGATATCTCACCAGATTATAAGCCAGTAAGACACCCCACAGCTCTTGCTCCACAAGCTCCGGCTTTTTACTTCTCAGCGTCAGCCTGCTCAGTTGCATCGTCTGTTTTATCTCCCTGTATCCCAGTTCGATTTCCCAGCGATGACTGTACAGAGCCGCCATTTCTCCTCCGGGGAAGCGCATGGCGTCCGTCATCGACGTCAGCAGATGGCAGACTTTTCCTTTGCGCGTCACGGTCAGCAGGCGGGCTGTCACTTCATTTCCCAGTCCCGGCCACTTTTTTCGTGCCTGCGGGCTGGTTTTCAGCTTCACCAGATGATCGCCTTTACCCAGTTTTCTGAGCTCTTCATATTGCGCTCCCTTTCTGAGAGGTATCATCCAGTGGCGGTGTTCTCCCGCCAGGCTCCAGGCATTTAACAGTCCCAGTGAGTAATAACCTTTATCCATTAACGTCAGAATGTTATCGCCGGTTTGTTCTATAAGTTGCTCAGCAAGCTCATTTTCGCTGTTCTTCATCGTGCCGAAGGCTGCAGCCGTCAGCAGATGGCTGGTCAGTTCCATCTGGCAGACCATTTTGACCTGCGGGTAGAGCGCCGGGTTCCCGGCATGTGTCTGGCGGGGGAAGGCTGCATCGTTCTCTGGTGTATCCGGTGTGCGCCAGAACACACCATCGATGGCCAGCAGGGTCAGGCCGCACCAGTGCGGATGCGGCGTGGCGTTATGCCAGAGCTGCGCTGTTTTCGTGAACACGCGGCGGACAGCCTCACTTCCCAGGCGCTGGCGGGCCTGAATAACGGCACTGGGGGCAACGAAGGGGCGATTGCCCGGCAGCATGATGTCCAGGCGATTCACAATCTGGTGAAGAGGTTCTTTACGCTCAAGCGCCATGCCAACAATACACCAGACCATCATTTCGAGGGGAAGACGGCGCTTGCGTAGCGTTACAGTACCTGATTCGGCAAGGCAACGAGAGATGAGTTCGGGGTCGAGGTAATCCCCCAGAGAAGTCAGTGGGTTACGCAGAGAATCGTAACGGGATACCAGATCAAGAGCCTGTCCAATGTGCATAAAAAAATCCGGAAACAAGTGAGCGTTTCCGGATTCTTACACAGCCACTGGATCGGTCAACTGATCCTTAACTGATCGGCATTACTCCAGTCTGCTGGCGTTATCTTCCGTCAGCTCGACTTTTTCCAGCAGTTCCTTGCCGAGATGCGTTTTATTGATCAACCCTTTATAAAAATTCAGATAACCTTCCGCATCATCGCTCGCCCGACCGATGGCCTCCACAAATGCCGATTTGCCAACGGTGTTCACACTGCGAACGTAAAAATAATAATCATGGCCCGGCCTGATATTGATACTGGCGGCTATCCAGTACAGCGCCGTGCCAAGATAGCGGGCTGTGGTTTCAACCTGCCTGATATCCGCAATCCGCTTTTCCGAGAACCAGAACTCAAACTGTACCGTCGGATCATAAACGGCAAGATGCGGCGTGGCGGTTATCTGAAAATACCCCGGCGTCAGCTCAATCCGCGACGGTGCTGCCGGTGCGGCAATCCGGAACGATACCGATGCCGGATCGCCCTGCTGTCCCCACGCATTTACCGCCCGGACCGTCAGCGTGTAACGCCCCAGCGCCAGTTGCCTGAAGCGGTATGTGGTTTCCGTCGTCCGGGCCGTGCTGACCAGCCGCTCACTGCCGTCATCCGCTGCCACGGTCAGGCGAAGCATAAAGCTCCCCCCCTTCACCACCTTCGGCGTGTCCCAGCGGGCCAGTACCTGATACTCCCCGCTGTCTGCGGTGACTTCGGCAGTCAGGTGCTGCACTGCTGGCGGCGTGACACCATTCACCGTGCCGCGCCGGTCACTGTCAAAGTGTGCCCCGTTATCCACGATGGCCTCTTTCTCCGGCACATGCTGCACGGCGGTGATGGCATACGTGCCGTCATCGTTCTCACGGATACTCACGCAGCGGAACAGGCGCTGGCGCAGCGTCGGCAGCTTCAGCCCCCACACGCTGTATTCTGCAACGCCGTCAGGAACACGGCTCACTTTCACCTTCACGCCGTCGGTGACGGACTGAACCTCCACGCTGACCGGATTGCCACTTCCGTCAACCAGGCTTATCAGCGTGGTACCGGAGGACGGCAGCGTGATTTCACGGTCGAGCGTCAGCGTCCGGGTCTGGCTGTTTACCGCCAGCACGCGCCCGCCGATGCTGATACCGGCATAGTCATCATCACAGATTTCAATGACATCGCCCGGCCCATGGCGAAGCCCTTCTGCGCCGACGCTGAAGTCCACGGTCTGCGTTTCCAGCAGTTCCGTTTTAATCAGCCACAGCCCGGCGCGGTGCGCCTGTCCCCGGCTGGTACAGCCAAAGGCATCCATCTTCGTGACGTTACGACCGTAACGGGCAATGGCCTGCGTGTCCTCCACAAGCTCTGTCGCCGTCTCATGACCGTTGTCCGGATCAATCCAGTTCACCTCAACGACATTATGGCGGTCCTTCAGGGCGCTGAAGCTGTAGCGGAACGGCGCGCCATCATCCGGCATCACCACATTACTGCGGTTATAGGTCCACACTTTATCCGACGGTCGGTCCTGCACGAACGTCAGCGTCTGCCCGTTCCATACCGGCATACAGCGCATCGCCGAGCAGAAATCACTGAGAACATCCCACGCCTTACGCTGTGTGGTCAGGTAAGCGTTACAGGTGATGCGCGGCTCCGTGCCGCCAAATCCGTCCGGCACTGACTGGTCGCAGTACTGGCCAATGACATACAGCGCCCATTTGTCCACATCTGCCGCACCAAGACGTTTCCCCATGCCGTAGCGCGGATGAGTGAGCATGTCCCACAGACACCAGGCCATGTTGTTGCTGTATGCTGGCTTAAGCGTTCCGTCCCAGATACCGCTGTATTGCCGCGTCTGCGGGTTATAGTTCGACGGCACCTGCAGAATGCGCCCGCGAAGATGATAATTGCGACTCACCTGCTGGTTACCGAACTGCTCTGAATCCACCTGCACGCCGACCAGCGCCGTGTTCGGGTAGCACTGTTTCACATCGATGATTTCGGTGTACGACGACCAGAGCGTTTTGTTCTGCAACTGGTCTGTGGTGCTGTCCGGTGTCATCCTGCGCATCCGGATATTAAACGGGCGCGGCGGCAGGTTACCCACCACCACCGAGGCCAGATACTGCGAAGTGGTTTTGCCCTTAATGGTGATGTCTTTTTCCGTCACCCAGCCACCGTTACGCTGTATCTGAACCAGCAGGCGGACTTCCGACGGATTCCGGTCACCCTTTGAGGTGGTTTCCACCAGTGCCTGCACACCGAAGGTCAGGCGCAGACGGTCGATGTTTGCCGACGTGATGGTCCGGGTGATCGGCGTGTCATATTTCACTTCCGTACCCAGCACCGTCTCGGAGCCGGAGGATTCAAAACCCTCCGGCGGTGTCTGCTCCTGCTCACCTGCACGGAACACCACCGTAACACCGGAAAAGTTTGTCTTCCCCTCGCTGTCCAGCACCGGCGTACCGTTCAGCAGCACGCTTTTTAATCCATCCACCGGACCTTCAACCGGCCCTTCGCTGATGGCATCAATCACACTCAGCAACTGCGTGGATTTCAGGTTGTCCTTCGCTTCGCGCGGGGTATGCCCCTTACTGCTGCCTTTACCCATTCCTCACGCTCCATAAACGACAAAACCGCCCGCAGGCGGTTTCACATAAAACATTTTGCATCAGCGACCAATCACCACAACCTGACCACCATCCCCTTCGTCTGCCGTGCTGATCTCCTGAGAAACCACACGTGACCCCACGCGCATTTCACCGTACAGAACGGGCAGAACATTGCCCTGGGCAACCATGTTATCCAGTGACGAGAAATACGTGTTCTGCTTACCGTTATCCGTTGTCTGTGTACGGGGAGTTCTGGCTTTCGGTGCCAGCATCTGTGCAACACCGCCAAGCGTCATACTGGCACCGAGAGAAAACAGCAGATTACTCGCCATAATTCCTACCCCCGGCATCCATATAGCAACCGCCATAACAGCCGCCCCCAGCACCGCCTGAAACACACCGCCACTTTTAGCTCCCACCAGACGCGGTACTATGTGGATCACTGCACCATTTGCCAGCGGCTCATTAAGACGGGCAGACAATTCGGTTTCACCTGCATCACGCCCGGCAATGCGCACCTGATACCAGCCGTCACTCAGTTTCTGACGAAACGCCGGGAGCTGTGTGGCCAGCGCCCGGATGGCTTCAGCCCCCGTTTTCACACGAAGGTCAATGCGGCGGCCAAATCGTTGTAAATCCCCGTAAAGGCAGATGCGTGCCATGCCCGGTGACGCCAGAGGGAGTGTGTGCGTCGCTGCCATTTGTCGGTATACCTCTCTCGTTTGCTCAGTTGTTCAGGAATATGGTGCAGCAGCCCGCCGTCACCGCAGTAAATGGCGGCATGATTCGGCACCGATGAACCAAAACAGCACAGCAGCACATCGCCCGGCTGTGCCGCTGACAACGGCACCTGATACAGCCCTGTGGCCTCCAGATTATCCAGATAGAGATTCTGACCGTGACGCCACCAGTCATCCCCGCGATGAAAATCCGGCATCTCAATCCCCGCCAGATGATAAGCATCCCGGAACAGCGTGTAACAGTCCGTCACCCCGTGCTCAAAGCGCCGCCCGGTGAGATGCGGCACACAGCGGAACTTGTGAATCGCCCCCCGGCAGACCAGCCACCACGGCAAATCACTCTGCACCTGCAGCTGCCGGTCGGCCTCACTCAGCCAGGGCAGACCACCGGGATGACTGTGGACCAGCGCCACAATCTCACCCTGCATTTGTGCCCGCAGCCAGTCCTCCGGCGACATCCGGAAATACGCCTCCGGCTCACCGGAGATATTCTCGCAGGGAAGATACCTGTCTCCCTCCGGCGTTCTCACCACGAAGCCACACGACTCCGCTGGCGCACATCGCCGGGCGTGCGCCAGAATTGCTGATCCAGTCTGTGTCATGGGATTAGTGCGAAAGTTTATTGATGGAAAGGAAACCGCCGAAATTACCGGTATTGTTGCGCAGCTCACACCCGCGCATACACTTGCTGCATTTGTCCTTCCGGATATCCGTCGTTGGTTTGTCGAACTCGTCAGCCACTGCCCTGCCCGTGTAACCACACTCATCAGAACGGTAAGTCCACATACAGGTATTCGCCAGCATGATACGCCCCGGAAAAACCGCGCCATCCGTCTCCGTTGGTGTGGCCAGCACAAAAGAGGCACTGACCGCGCTCAGTTCGCTGCACTGCTCGATGCGCCAGCGGCTGATCACCTCCTGTTCCGGATCGGCGTCGCTGTTTCCGTTGACGAAGTTCACCGCATCCAGAAAACGGGCGTAAACCTTACGCCGGACCACCGTTCCGCCGACCAGACTCTGCAGATCTTCCGCCATACCGGTGACCATGCCGTGCAGGTTAGAGACCGTCAGTGTCGGACGGGCAGCACAGCCCCTGCCGTTCAGTTCAAACCCCGCCCCCTGAATGGGATACGGCTGATACTGTCGCCCCTGCCAGGTGACCGGCTCACCTTTTTCGTTCTGCTCATTACAGAAAAAATAACGCTCACCACCGACCTCTGTCAGATCGATTTCCCAGAGCTCCACCCGGGCTGACTGCTCCGCACAGGTGCATTCATTCAGTGTTTCCTGCCGGATATCCTGCATCAGTTCACCACCTGTTCAAAATCGGCCGTTACAGTCACCCATAACGCCCCCACGCTTGCCGACCATTTACGACAAACCACCCTGATCGGTTTCCAGTCATAAGGTGGCGTCCACTGAAATGCGCGGACGCCACCGTGCCGTTCCAGAAAGGCTTTTAAAGGTGGGTGTTCACCTTTACGAACACGTATCGTCACGCTGTAAGTCGACAGCAGATTATTCAGTCCCGCCGGGCGACGCTGTTCATAACCATCACCCAGCTTCACTGCCACCACTTTTGGCTCTGATACCACATTCATATCCGGGCGCACCTTCCAGCGAAACGTCTCCATTACCGGTATGCTCCACTTAACCGGCCACCATCACGGGCCTGCTGTTGCATAAAGTCCGCGACCGCTTTTTTCCCGAGGTCATAAACCACCTTCAGTGCTGCCGGACCTATCTGCCCGTTCGTGCCGTCGTTATTGATCCCGATGTTGTACTGCGGGGCAAACATCACCATGCCTGAACCACCAGTATCCGCCACAACCCCCAGCTTACCATCAGCACCGCGACGCAGTGGCAGAATGGCTTCAGGTCCCGCTTCCCCCATCACACCCGCGCCTTTTGTAAAAGCAAAAAACGTCGGACGGTTAACCACCGTGCCACTGTAGCGACTCAAATCAGCAGACTGGTAAACACCGCCATCAGCATTAGTCGTGAAGCCGAATAAAGAACCGACGCCCTTTACCGCCTGCATCATGGCCATCTGTGCCATAATTCTGGCCATATCTGACAACAGGGAAGAGGTGAAGGATTTAAAATTCAGCTTACCGGTGGTACAGAATGTCGCCAGTGCATTACCGGCACTGCTGAATGCCACTGTAAACATCTGTTCTGCCGTTCCCGCCGCATTATCCGCATCCGCCGTAAAATTCTGAAACGCCCGCATGGCACCGTTTTTCCAGTCGCCCTGCGCCACTTCCAGTTCCTGCCAGTAGCGTTTGTTTTCATTCAGTTGTCGCTTCAGGCTCCCCTTCAGCACCTCCTCAGCCCTCCGGTAGTCCTCCGTCCCGTAAGTGCCTTTCTGGCGACTGTCATTCTCAAGCTGTTGCAACTGTTGCCGGTATTCCTGCCGGATGCGCAACTGTGCCTGGTAGCGCTGCCGCTGCTTATCCCCCATACCTGCAGTGGCAATATCCAGATTGTGCTGCTCACGCAGTGCACGTTCTTTGTCTGCCAGCTGGCTGGTCAGCTGAACCGTTTTTTTTCTCAGGTCGTTAAGCGCTGTCTGTTTCTGCAGCTCCTGCTGTTTCACATCCAGCAGCGTCAGCGCCTGAATCAGCTCATTCTTACGGGCCAGCACACTCTTTTCATCTGCCGTCAGCTTTTTCCCGTCCAGGTCGCTGATGCGCTGCTGCAGGGCCAGAAGCTGTTTATGCGCTTCAGTCATCCTTTCAGTGGCAATGCCTGCTGACTGTCTGGCAGCAGCAATCTGCCCTTCCACCTGTGCCTGCTGCTGACTGTACTGCAGCAATAACCGGGTGGCCTCATCATTACGGGTTGCCCGTGTATTTTTCTTAATGGCTTTTTCGTAACGTTCATTTTCACGCTGTATCGCCGCATCCCTGACAGCCTGGTCGGCGTACTGCATGGCATTAATACGTGCAATTTCCCGCTGATGTCGTGCAGCTTCCGTTTCATTCATCCGGTTCAGCGCGGCATTTTCAGCATTCCGGCGTTTCTGTTGCTCCTGGTAATTCCGTTCTGCCTGCGCTTTTGCATCCTGCAAATCCTTCCGGCGTTTTTTCTCCTGAAGATCGTTAAGACGCTGCTGATCGTACTCCACCTGTGTGGAGTAATGCCGATCAGTTAAGGATCAGTTGACCGATCCAGTGGCTGTGTAAGAATCCGGAAACGCTCACTTGTTTCCGGATTTTTTTATGCACATTGGACAGGCTCTTGATCTGGTATCCCGTTACGATTCTCTGCGTAACCCACTGACTTCTCTGGGGGATTACCTCGACCCCGAACTCATCTCTCGTTGCCTTGCCGAATCAGGTACTGTAACGCTACGCAAGCGCCGTCTTCCCCTCGAAATGATGGTCTGGTGTATTGTTGGCATGGCGCTTGAGCGTAAAGAACCTCTTCACCAGATTGTGAATCGCCTGGACATCATGCTGCCGGGCAATCGCCCCTTCGTTGCCCCCAGTGCCGTTATTCAGGCCCGCCAGCGCCTGGGAAGTGAGGCTGTCCGCCGCGTGTTCACGAAAACAGCGCAGCTCTGGCATAACGCCACGCCGCATCCGCACTGGTGCGGCCTGACCCTGCTGGCCATCGATGGTGTGTTCTGGCGCACACCGGATACACCAGAGAACGATGCAGCCTTCCCCCGCCAGACACATGCCGGGAACCCGGCGTTCTACCCGCAGGTCAAAATGGTCTGCCAGATGGAACTGACCAGCCATCTGCTGACGGCTGCAGCCTTCGGCACGATGAAGAACAGCGAAAATGAGCTTGCTGAGCAACTTATAGAACAAACCGGCGATAACATTCTGACGTTAATGGATAAAGGTTATTACTCACTGGGACTGTTAAATGCCTGGAGCCTGGCGGGAGAACACCGCCACTGGATGATACCTCTCAGAAAGGGAGCGCAATATGAAGAGCTCAGAAAACTGGGTAAAGGCGATCATCTGGTGAAGCTGAAAACCAGCCCGCAGGCACGAAAAAAGTGGCCGGGACTGGGAAATGAAGTGACAGCCCGCCTGCTGACCGTGACGCGCAAAGGAAAAGTCTGCCATCTGCTGACGTCGATGACGGACGCCATGCGCTTCCCCGGAGGAGAAATGGCGGCTCTGTACAGTCATCGCTGGGAAATCGAACTGGGATACAGGGAGATAAAACAGACGATGCAACTGAGCAGGCTGACGCTGAGAAGTAAAAAGCCGGAGCTTGTGGAGCAAGAGCTGTGGGGTGTCTTACTGGCTTATAATCTGGTGAGATATCAGATGATTAAAATGGCGGAACATCTGAAAGGTTACTGGCCGAATCAACTGAGTTTCTCAGAATCATGCGGAATGGTGATGAGAATGCTGATGACATTGCAGGGCGCTTCACCGGGACGTATACCGGAGCTGATGCGCGATCTTGCAAGTATGGGACAACTTGTGAAATTACCGACGAGAAGGGAAAGGGCCTTCCCGAGAGTGGTAAAGGAGAGGCCCTGGAAATACCCCACAGCCCCGAAAAAGAGCCAGTCAGTTGCTTAACTGACTGGCATTACACCTTTTCGGTGGCGTTTGTCCACGGATATTTTTTCGCGCGCTGAATTTTTTCCTGTAACGCATCAATCTGCGCATCCAGCGAGTCTTCACGACCAATATTCATGGCCGCATCCCAGAACTGCTTCCACCAGTCAGACAAGGTTTGCAGCGTACTACCCAGCGCATTGAGATTATTATCAATATCAGATGTGCGTTTACCAGTTTCCTCTGCCAGCGCAGACATGGCGATCCGGGCCGCATCACTGGACCGCCCCAGCTCCCCAAGGACGCGTATCTGCTCAAGCTGAGTGGCAGTCAAAAAATGCAGCGCATTGTCCAGCGCCTTCGCGGCATTTACAGGATCATCCTTCAGCCGCTTAAACTGATTTATGGTATCGCTGACCGACTGGCCAACCGATCGCTCCATCTGTGCGGCAGCTTTCGCCACCATACCAATATCGTTTCCATGAAATGCCCCACTGCCCACCACCTGTGCCAGCGCACCGGCTGCCGCATGTTGCGTGATACCATTCCCGGATATGGCCCGGCTGAGTTTCCACAACTGCCCGACAGTGACACCGGCATAATGTCCCGTCAGCGCCAGCTGACGGTTAAATTCCTCGCCCTCCTTCCGGCCGTCATGCCAGGCTTTACCCAGACCCAGGACCGCCGCGACAAGTCCGCCAATAACGCCGCCAGTCATCATGCCTTTCGGCGACATCAGTGCGCCTGTCCATCCGGCACGGTTAGCCAGCGTTATCCCGGATCCCCTCAGCGCACCAAAATTGCCGCGCGCCATCTGACTGATTAACACCCCCAGCTCCCGCCGGGCTGCCGCACTTTTCAGCCCCAGCGAATGTGTGGCTTTTCCTGCCCGCTCCATTTTGCGGATATACACTTCTGCAGCACTGCTTACCCCCAGCTGAGCCGCCCTGGCGCGAAGCAACTCAGAAGACGACAGATTCTGGCGGGTTGCCTGCTCTTTAAGCTGGCGGATAAACGCCGCTTTCTGCCGGGTGGCCTGTTCCTCTGCCTGCGTCAGGGCACGGGTTTTCGCCGTGATCTCCGAAATCAGCGCCAGATAATCCTGCTGACCAACCCCGCCACTGTTTCTGGCCTGTCGGATCTGCTGCTGAATACGCTGTAATTCCTGAAGCCCCGCACCGGCCTGTTTCACACTGTCAATCTGGCGATAAAAGGCGGCAGCCGCTTTATCCTGCGCCTCCGCCAGTGCCCTGGCCTGCGCCTGTTCCTCGCGCATTTTCTGATTCAGGGCATCCACGCGCAGACGGGTTTGTTCCACCTCACGGGCCATGCGTTCATGAGCCCGTGCGTTCTTTTCCACCGTCTGCGCATGGGCTGATGCTGCTGTTGCAGCCGAAGAAGCCGCCTGCATTGTCTGCCGGGCCGCCTGAGTCTGACGCTCCATAAAACGCTGCATACGGGCAGAAGACCGTTCTGCATCGCTGGCTGCACCATTCAGAAGGTTTTTGATACGGGGAATTTCATTTTTAAACTCTGCCGCATCAATCCCCAAATCAATGACCAGGTTGGCTATCTGGTCCATAACGCACACCTCCGGAAATACCTTCCCCAAGATGCATCAGTTCTTCGTCCGTTCGCTCCGGTATCCCGTTCTCTTCCGGTAAAAGGCTGAAATCAGCCACCGCAGCATCACTGCTGCCGGACACCATTCTCACGATCAATGCCTTCAGCGAGGCAAACTGCGCATCCATCCACACATCACTGAAGCTCTGCATCCGGAAATAATCGCCCCACTCACCAAGCTCAGTGGCCAACATTTCCGACAGCATCCGCCGCCAGTCTGCCCGCCGGAACTCCCGGGCAAGCCGCATGACAAACTGCATTTCCCGCGTCAGGACTTTTCCGGCGTCAGCGCCTCATGATCATCATCCCCGGCATTCTCAATGGTCCCCATACCGCTCAGCGACAGAACCCTCTCCGCCCCCGCGCCCAGCGCATCATACGACCATGTTGTCATAATGGATGCGCAAAGCGTCTCAACATCCTGAGACTGCTCAGCATTCCACAGTGAGCGGGAAACCAGCCAGGCATTGATATCCATTCCCATACGCAGAAAAGCAATCTGTCGTTCAGCCTCCGGCAGTTCTCCCTCCTGTGCATCAAACTTTGCCGTTCGCTGCTGAACAAACGTCAGATATTCAATTCTCTGCAGCCCGGACAGCTCACTGAGCACCACGGACTGTTTTTCATAATTAAACGTATCCTGTTTCAGAAACATCATGTTCTCCGGATGCAAAAAGCCCCGGATAACCGGGGCAATGATGAGTATCGTCCTGTTATGGTGCGCTGACGGTCACCGCAGCCACTGCCACAAACTCTCCGTCAGAGGTCATGCCCACGATGCTGACACTGCCCTGCTTCACGCCTTTCACCGTGGCCACAAGCCCGCTCAAGGTCACCGAAGCAGTCTGAGGATCTGACGAATGCACACTGATCGCTTTGTCACTGGCTCCGTCAGGTTTTGCTGTAAAGGTCAGTGTGGTGGTTGCTCCCGCTTTGACACTGACAGATGCCGGTGCCACCGTCAGTCCGGTAACACCCACGGTTTCAGCGCCCTCCTCTGCCAGATACGGACGCCCCACACCGCTGATTTTTACAGTACGGGTCATCACCTCTTTTGAGGTAATGGTTTTACCCAGTGAACTCAGCCAGCCACGGAAAACATCAACCGTACCGTTGGGGTATTTGATACGAAACGCGCAGACTTCACCGGAATCGAACAACTGAACCAGTTTTTTCTGCCCGCTGTCACCCGGACGCCAGGCCAGCGTCGCCGAAGTATCACCGACGGATTTCTGCCCCTGGGTTGTCGTTTTCCAGTCTGCATCTTCATCATCGAGATAAGTGTCATCTTCTGCATCAGCGGTCATCTCGCCAGGTTGCAGATCCTTCACCATCGCAAGACGCAGCCAGTCAGTGTCCGACAAAGGGTTCGCAAATGCGTCGCCGTTGCCGGTATACATCCATAACGTCGTTCCCGCACCTTTCGTTTTTGCCAGTGGATTTGGTGTGGTCATTACCACCTCCTTAATTCGTGTACGTGATCTGGTACGTGATTTCCGCCATCGCCCAGGTGGCCATCTCATTATCACGTTGATAGTTAAAACCGAGTGGGTTCAGGGTGTCGATGAGTCCGGAAAGTGCCGGTACATCATTCAGGGCCGGGAAAATGGTGCTCTCCATCCACATATCCAGCTCTGAATCCGGTGCCTGTGCCCGGATGAAGACGGCAATATGCAGAACAGCCTGCCAGTCATCTTCATCCGTCATTTTTCCGGTGTACTGAGCATCACTCAGCCACACCGCCACGGCAGGCAGTTCCTGCGCATCAATAAATGCCGGAAGCCCGTCAAAAAACGTGGCGCTGTCTCCACACTGTTCCCGAAGGCGTGCCAGCACGCTCTGACGGATTTGTGTGTGTCGGTTCATTTACTCAGATGTAACCTCAGTTGTTGTTTCAGGGCATACCCCAGCTGTTTCGGCATTTCCGCAGCAATGATGCGGTCGCGGGCATCTTCAAATGCCTGTGTCAGCGGTCCGGACAGCGGGATTTTCACTACCTCCACAGGAAGACGATTTTTTCTTAGCCTGCCCTGATGGTCATGCCCTGTTGCAAAACGCGCTTCAGGAAGACGCCTCAGAACATGCCAGCGGCCATTCGCCAGTTGCTGAACAAATGCCCCCCGGAAAAAGTATTTTCCCACTCTCAGTCCTTCACCAGCACGCCGCCGTGTTGTGTTCAGTTTGATGGCGGGCAGATTGCCCCGGTTAACGCGGATCCTGGCCGTCATTTTTCCTGACGGACTGGCTTTAAACACCCGGACACGCTGACGTACCAGTTTCAGGGGGATCCCTTTCACCTGGTTATCGCCCGCAACGGTATTCCCGGCAACCTGCCGGGTGGCAACCGAGACTGCTTTCTGTGCCACCATACGGGTATCAAGGCTGTTCAGATTGCGGATGGCATTCTCAAGCCCCTTCATAATATCGTCCTGCCCTTACGTTTCCCGGCAGCCCCTCACGCCGCAACCGGATATAACTACATCCGCCATCATCAGGGGTGATACGATCCACACAGAAAGACTCACGACCAATCATCAGCGAATCATTGCGACACAGCCGTAAAATATCTGCTGTTTTCACAAACAGGGATGGTAAAGAGTCTTCAATACGCACACCGCCGGCCACCAGAGAAATATTTTCAGGATCATCAAAAACCCCGGAAATCATGATCCCTTTTAGCCGGCCTGACGTAATGACCGCTCTAATCCCCATATTGCGAATAATGGCCTTGTCTGCGAGATCAAGTGCAACATCAAACAGATTATCGAAATCAGCCACGCTGCCTCCCGTTATTGCATTCTGGCCAGGCCACGTTCTGTCATTCCGGCTGCCACACCGGCAGAGACACGGAACGCCATTCCCGGCGGCACAAATGCCAGAGGTTCATCCCGCGTGGCATGAAGTGCATCGGTATGCAGCGTCACCAGTGCCACGACTGTAACCAGATCATCCATATTCTGAATCACGGTCTCCGGCTGCGCTGATATCACCTCATTTTCATGTCCGGTCAGCGCATTTTCCGGGTGGGCAGACTTATCCCGGATGTCAGTGTCATCCATATTGGCAAGTTCCTCCTCCAGCTCAGCCACACGCTGCGCAATATCTGCTGCGCTTCCCGAGATATCCGGCTCACGTCCCAGCGATGCTGCCAGTTCTCTCAGACGTTTCAGGTTATCGTCTTTCTTTGCCATATCTGTTCCTGTCCGAATAAAAAACGGGAGCCCGCGTTACTTTATTCGTACCCCTTATAATGGGGTGTTAGCCAGCCAGACCCGGCATGATTACTGCCCCCAGTCGTCCATGATCCGGGGGGTGATGTCACCGGGTCTGGTGGGGCGCTGGTAACCGCTAATAGGGGTCAGGTCAGGCACTTTTGCCGGGACCGTCTGTAACGTGGATGCCGGTACCTGCTCCCCGTGGTTATCTGGTTAACCCATATACAAGGGAGACAGAATGACCGAATCCAGCGATTACGAATCCGTCCAGGTCTTTATCGGCGTTGATGTCGGTAAAGATACGCATCACGCTGTTGCCATTAATCGTTCAGGTAAACGCCTGTTCGATAAAGCATTACCCAACGACGAAAACAAACTCAGGTCGCTAATATCTGACCTGAAACAACATGGTCAGATACTGCTGGTTGTTGATCAGCCAGCTACCATCGGTGCGTTACCTGTCGCCGTTGCCCGCTCAGAAGGAGTCCTTGTCGGATACCTCCCTGGACTGGCCATGCGCCGCATAGCCGACTTACACGCCGGTGAAGCTAAAACTGATGCTCGTGACGCTGCCATCATTGCCGAAGCTGCCCGTACCCTGCCTCACGCGCTACGCACGCTGAAACTGGCTGACGAGCAAATCGCCGAACTCTCCATGCTCTGCGGCTTCGATGATGATCTTGCCGCACAGACAACGCAGGCCAGCAACCGTATCCGCGGCCTTCTGACCCAGATACATCCGGCACTGGAGCGCGTTCTCGGTCCGAGACTTGAGCACCCGGCGGTACTCGATCTTCTCCAGCGATATCCCTCACCAGAAAAACTCGCTTCGCTGGGTGAGAAGAAGCTGGCAGCCCAGCTCTGCAAACTTGCGCCTCGTCTGGGTAAACGCCTTGCAGCAGACATAGCTCAGGCACTGGCCGAACAAACCGTCGTCGTTCCCGGCACGAATGCCGCTGCCGTAGTACTGCCACGTCTGGCACTCCAGCTCATCACGCTGCGTAAGCAAAGAGACGAGGTGGCGCTTGAGGTAGAACAGCGAGTTCTTGCTCACCCTCTTTACCCGGTCCTGACCAGTATGCCCGGAGTCGGTGTCAGGACCGCAGCCAGACTCCTCACCGAGGTCGCCTGCCGCGCCTTCGCCTCTGCCGCACATCTCGCTGCTTATGCTGGCCTTGCGCCGGTAACTCGGCGATCCGGCTCGTCAATACGCGGTGAGCATCCCTCGCGACGGGGTAATAAAGCTCTCAAACGGGCGTTGTTCCTGTCGGCCTTCGCCGCGCTCAGGGATCCGCTCTCCAGGGCTTACTACACCCGCAAAATGAGTCAGGGAAAACGACACAATCAGGCGCTTATCGCCCTGGCGAGACGACGCTGCGACGTTCTGTTCGCCATGATGCGCGACGGGACTTTTTATACCCCGCAGGGGTCATAACATGCTTGACAACTTAATAGGGGCACCCCCCACCGAGGACTCGAACCCCGCACCATCAACTTAGAAGGTTGATGCTCTATCCCGATGAGCTAGTGACGGTTGGTGGCCCTTGCTGGACTTGAACCAGCGACCTGGCGATTATAACTCGCTCTCATCATTTAGCTAAAATGGCTGGGGGAGTGATGATACATCAGTCACATTAAACATGAAAACAAAATGGTTTTAGGTGAAACACAAAAAGAATAGTGATTAAATATCAAATGGATATGCTTTAAATCTAACCACAGTAAGGACGAGTATGATTTTTCTCAAGAATGGCGAAAGTTTTATTCGCGTGAATGACTGAGCAGAAATTCAGGCGAGAGAGTCTTACTATCCCAAATTAGAGTTAAATGATCAGCAACTCTCTGACGTTTTTGGTTACTACGATGACCTACCAGAGGAAATACCATGCGGAAAATCCAATTGCCGCAAAGGACATAAAAAGGGATTTCTGGTGGTTACGAAAGAAGGACTTGAAACAAATATCGGCCATGTGTGTGGGACTAATGTATTTGGTATAAAATTTAACGACTTAGCTATCGAACTTTGCCGCAAGGCTGATTTCCATCGCTTACTTACTGCCCTAAAAGAAGCAAAAGCCGATATTCTTAGCTATTACAAGCTCAAGGTACAAATCGAGTCCAGTAGCCCATCGCTAAATGAGGTCGCCCATAGAATTCTTGACATGAAAGACCCCAAAATTATCGGGCGTGCAGCTTATCAAACATTGAAAAAGATGGCTGCTTCTGGTGATGGGCGTGTTTTCCGCTCAAGATTAAAAAATACAGAGGAACTAGAACTGGACGAGATTATGTCCCAGAAGCAAACAAGCGACTCAGCTCCAAAAGTTAACAACAAAAACAAAACAATAAATGAACTTATTGGGGTAATACAATACCCTGAATGCTTGCTGAATGATTATGACATTGCTCTTCTTTATGAAAGAGATATAAAAATGGTTCTGGAAAAATTAAGCAAATGCACCCCAGATGAATTGACTGAAAGAGAGGTGTTGTCTTTTGGAATAAAGGTTTCAAGATTAAGAGAACGCTTTAACTTTGTTCAGGAACGCTTAGAAAAATCTAGGGTTTTTGCAACAAGAGAAAACCTTAAACCTTTACGTGCATTACTTAACATTCAGAAATCTGTAAGCAATAAAGACAAATTACTATTTAAGAAATTTATGGAAAATTTACCATAATCAAAAAACCCGCTATAAGGCGGGTTCCGTGTTAATTTTTATCTGGGCGCTAAAACCCATACTTAAAATAGTACAAGACAATTTTACGCAAAGTCAAGTCGATTGCTCAAAAATCTCTCCGCCAAAGCTGTTCAGATCAGTAACTCGTTGCCTTCTCAAATTCTCCAGCCGCATGTTGCTCACCTTGATACAGGATATCAATCAATTTTTCATAGAATGGTTTCCAATTACGCGACCATGAAGACTGGTGCAGATCTGGAATGTATATTTGAATAGCTCTATGAACAGTAGCTGATTTGATAGATACGAATCCCTTTCCACTACAACGCTCGCAGATTTTAAACACTGGCACACCACGCTCGCTTGTGGCTTTGCGGTCCAGTACCTCTCCCTTTCCACCACAACGACACCTAGCACTTATCACTCCCTTCCCTTTACATACATCGCAAACGACTGGTACAACTTCCGTTACCTCTGCCCATTTCTCCCAGTCTGACGGTCGAACAGCACGGGAGCGACTGGCCCAATATGGTGCTTTACCCCATGGGTATGAAACCTTACGAATGACCTGCTTACGGGGTGTTAGTCCGGTACCACTGCAACTATGGCATGTTACGCTGGTGGCCGCCGATCGGGAATACTCAGCAAAAGCAAACTGCGCCAGTACCAGCATACACCAGCCAAATTCACCACCAGCTGCTTTACGCACATTCTTCGGTGCAATTTCCATCGCGTGACGCGCCAGCGCCTGGACTGCCATCTGCTCATCAGTCTTGCTGATACCGGCCTTCCCGAAGAAGGCCGCTAGGCCAAACCGCTCACGATTGCTGGTGGTACCAATAGCCGCCATAACATCGGTGCCTGTAAGACGTTCCGGAGAGGTTCCTTTCACATCGTCGCCGATATACATTCCCTGAGGACTGAAGTATTTTAGAGATGCCTCAAGCTTCATTATTCACACTCCCCAACCAGATTAAGAATAACCGCCGCGCCATTGTCTTTCATATATTCGCCCTTTCCGCTTGCCAAAAACCAACGACACACCTCCACGGCTTCAGCCCGTGTCACCGGTTTGATGGTTGCCAGCAATTTTTCAAGGTAGCGCTCCCGGTCATATACCGATTCGTGATGCTCAGAGTAACCAAACTCATCGCCCTGTTCTTTAGTTGCAGTGTGGCGAACACTGTAGAGCCAGTCCCAGTAAACGAACTCGCGAACAACATCAGACAGCGTATAAGGCTCAGGCAGCACATCGCGATATCCATCAACAAATGCCCGACGCTGTTCATCAATTTCGTTCATGCGGCTGCCGCCAATGCTTCCGGCTTTTTTCTCTGCCGCAGTCCAGCCCCAGAGATGATCGTCGATAAATTTCTGGGAAGACTTGATCACTCGCTCGGCTTCCACATCTTCGAGTGTTGCTTCATAGCTACCAAACGTAGCCCTGACTGATGCTGCTTTTTTGATATTCTCCCGGGCGATCCTGATTGCCTGTGCTGGGTTATCCATGCCGATGGTACCGAAAGCAATCTGGAAAGGATCACCACCATTCGCCAGCAGATAACGCGAATAGCGTTCCTGGGCCTCTTTTGGGGAAATTTTAATTTTCACCAGCGCAGCCTCAGCAGCATCCAGATGTGCGGGTTCGTTCAGACGGATAACCTCCAGCACCCAAAGATAAGCATCAGTCTGCTTATGCCCGGTGATTCTCCGTTGCTCTGGCAGGGGCTTGATGTTTGCGAGGGCGGAGCTGTACGCTGCCGTCGGGATGGTGAATAGTGCTTTATGTTCGTTATTATCAGTACGCATTACGCAACCGCCTTTTTCTTATGGAAAACCAGCTCTCGAACCTGATCACCGTTCATGAGCATATTGTTGAAATCATCGTGATCCGGCCAGTACACGCTCACGCGCTGCAGGTCATTCTTTGCCATCAGATTGGCATGAGCACATTCGCAAGCCGCAGCCAGCCCGGTGGCACTGTTCTCGTCACGGTCGGCAAAAATAATCAGGTGCAGAACACCAGCTGGTACGCGGAACTTTTTCATAAAGCCGCTGTTAATGGTTGCCCAGGTGTTCACGTTATAAATCTGGTGCGCTGACAGCGCTGTTTCGATGCCTTCGGCGATACCCAGAGTGCTGGCGACAGGAAACATGCGGATAGCTACAGAACGAGCGTGATCCAGATAGTTATCTTCCTGCAGGGATTTGAGGCGCTTTGCACTGCTACCGATATCTGCTTTTTTGTCACCATCAAGCAGGGTCTGATGCAGATAGCACAGCTCCCCTTTATCGTCCGTAGCAAGTGAATAAAGAGACTGGAACACACTCCCGTTGTGTCTCTGCCTGGCATTGAACCGGATCGCCTCAGCAGGAAGACTGAATATTCCTCGAGAATTAAGATACGCTGCGCCGGATGTACCACGCAGTGCCTCCAGTTTTGAAAACTTGCTCAATACCCGTTTGCGTAAGCTGGTGGCGCTGCTGGTTACCGGGATTTTAACCCGTTGGTAATCATTACCGATCAGGCGGTCTATTTCGGTACAAATCTCGTTAAATGGCTTCGCCTGTGTCAGGGTGACAAGTTTCATACCATCGCCACTACCACATACACAGATCCACGTTCCTGCACCGTCGCGGTCGTCAATTCGGAACTTGCCACGTGCACCACATACCGGGCATTCACCCTTGAAGTGATTTTTTCCGGTTATCGGCGGCAGACCGAAGTGCTCTAATATTTCAGGCCAGCGGCCTTTCGCTGCATCTGCTGTTTTCATCTTACTGACTCAGACTGTTTATATTTTTCTGGAGTTGGTGCTTTGCCTGCATGATGCGCCAGGCCTCACTGCCTGCCGGCATCTCACGTCGTTCATCACGTTCCTGAGATAAATCAATCGTTGTTTGTGCGTTTTCAGTGACCTTCTGAACCCGCTGGTGGCCTTTGGCAAACCGGATCAGTTTGTGTCTGATGTAGTTATTTACCTCAGGGGTAATTTCCATCGGAAAGTTACTCAGTCCGTCAGGCCATTCACCGAATTTCTCCCTGAAAGTGTGAGCACACCATCCATCACTGACTGGACGCCCCAGCGAAGCACGCTGGCGCTGATAAAATTTGATCTGACTCCACCAGGCTTGTTTCTGTGCCTTTGTGGGCTGAAGCTGGTTTTTACCCAATTTTTTAAGTTTGCGCCCGGTGTCTGTGTCGACGTCTTCACCTGCCAACGGCTTATGTCCGCATTTCGGACAGACGTACACGCCTGCAGGTTTCATGTAATGGCACTGAGAGCACTCATGCGGGAGCTTTTCGGCCCGTTCCTCAGCTGCGCGGCGCACGCTTTCCTCCATGCCATCAGACTTGCCGGGAAGATCGTCGTACTCGATTGAATCCGGATAACCCAGACGGTGCACGGTGCCGCTGTGATCGAAGATGAGGCAGGACTCTTTACCCGGTGCGGTGCGCAGGCCACGCCCGAGCGCCTGCAACCAGCGAATTTCGCTTTTTGTTGGCCTGGCGTAGATGATGCAACGAACGTCACTATCGAAGCCGGCCACCAGAACGCCCACGCTAACGATGATTTTCGTTGCACCGATTTCAAAGCGGTGAATGATGGTCTGGCGCTCATCTACCGGAGTGTCGGCGGTCATTACCTCAGCGTTAACACCCGCCAGGTTAAACTGGATTGTCAGATAATTGGCGTGAGCTACGTTGACGCAGAAAGCGATGGTAGGTAGATCCCGGCCATTCTCCAACCAGTTCTGTACGATGTCGCCCACCAGCGTAGATCCGCACATGATTTCAGCCAGCTGTGTTTCGTTGTAATCGCGGCCGTACTCAAGCGAAGATGTGGTTTTAACACCTTTCAGATCCGGCTTAGTTGGCGCGTAAAATTCGTATTTACTCAGATCGCCACGCTGGATTAACTCGCCGATTGTGGTCGGCTTAATCAGTCGGTCATAGTATTTGCCCAGGAACGGGGAAAACGGAGTACCCGACAGGCCAATCACCTTTACGCCTTTGCCGCGCAGACGTTCGATATCCTTCAGGATGCGTTTTTTACGCAGGTGCGCTTCGTCGATAATCAGCAGATCGATATTTTCAGGAAAAACACGACGAATAAGCGTGTCAGCGCTGGCAATCTGAATTTTCCGGTCCGGATCGTAGTTCGGGTGATCCGCCCAGATATAACCGATTTCATCTCCAGGTAAACCATACTGCACGAACCGATTAGCCGTCTGACCAATCAGGATGGTGTACGGAACACAGAACAGAACGCGCATACCATGGCTGACAAAACCAGCAACTATGAAGGCGGCCAGACCCGTTTTACCGCTACCGGTTGGCGAGTACACCATGAAGGTGTCGTTTGCCTTCCAGTCACGGCGCAACATGTTTAACGCCCGTTCCTGTGCAAAATTCGGCGTGATTGTCAGCTGCATTGTGCTGCCTCCCCATGGTTCAGCGGGAGGCGCCTGAAATGGTGACCGCGATGAGACTTTGTTCTTCCAGCAATAACAGCATAAACACTACCGTGATCAAACCCGGCACTAATTAGCGCCTTTTTCCCGCAAAAGGTTTGCTCTTCCCTGGTCGCAATATTTGTGGCGACAATCAGGCCCTTAAATTGTTTGTTGTTCGCCCCCTGAGAATTATTCAGCCCGGTGTGAATAGAATGCTGAATGTTTTCGCTATGGCTAACCCACTCCAGATTGGATGCATGGTTATTCAGCTTGTTGCCGTCCTTATGGTTCACTTCAGGGTGGTTGTAAGGGTTGCTGCAAAAAGCCAGCGCTACCAGACGGTGTACGGCAAAAGTTTGGCGATTACGTTTGTAGCTCAGGTTAACGGTTTTATATCCATCCCGGCGCACTCTTCCCTTGAGGAACACGCCACGAATTTGGCGAATAAAAAATTCCGATTCAGCAATTCGATTAACCCCACGGATGCGTCCCGCCGAGCTAACGAGGTAAGCATCACCATACGGAGCAACAGGAACCGGAAGCCATTTTTCACCATCAAAACTGTTAACCATAAAATCACCTCTGAACATTTACATCTGGACGTCTAGGCGTCTGGACATCTTCTGGTATTTCCCCTTTACAGAGATCTACCTAACCTATGTACCCGTCTTCTTGGAAAAGCCTGTTCCAGCGCTTCGCGCTAAAAGATCAACACCGCCCCCTTTCCCCCATAAACATTTAGGGGGTGGTAAACACATCCAGACATATAGACGTCTAAATATTTTTACCATTTTCAATCAGCCACCGGACACCTTTAAGCCCGGTACCAATCAGGAGCGCGATTGCGTTCCTGCCAGAGGCGGCTGAGTTGTATACCCCTGTAAAGCCCTGCCCTGATTTCTCACGAACAGGCGAAGCCTTGTGTTTGCTTCATGCCTTGCTCTGTTCTCCTTGCGGAATGAAACAGGCTCAGCGTCAAAAGTGATTTCGTATACCTCCGCATATTTCAGGGCGACCTTCCGTCTCAGTGACGGTGGTACCCCCTGTAACTGCTGCTGAATCCACTCTGTGTCTACTTGGCTATAAAATGCTGGCATTTCAACCCTGACTAAATCCTGTTGCATGGCTTACTCTTCCCGCTTCGTTATGAGGTTATAAACTCAGCTGATCGGGTCGTACCAGATGCTGCATGACAGCAGCTTCTGGAAGTAGCGCTCTGGCATTACGGTTGACTGCTGTGACATGTCACACCTCACTATTTGTTTTCCGTAATGGAGAAAAAATAAGGCTCTCTTTAGATAATTTGAGGGTTGGTGACACTTTAGATACCGCCTCCTCAATTCTTTCAGCCATTGCAACTGAGGGGCGCCTAAAACCCAGAGCCATCTGATTCAGGTATGCAACGCTAGTCCCAGAAAACTGTGCTAGCCTCCTCCATTCATCCGCGCTCATGACACCTCTGATTGAGAGCAATCCACTGGACATAAAAACCCCGTACTGTATTGGTTATTAGCAACGTGCTAACATTAACACATGAGATCACAATGCAGCAATACGCTATAAAGCATTTGGCTAACAATGAGGCAAGCATGGAAATCAAAGATATTCGCTTAAAAAATCTACAGACAGTAATCCAACGCAGCGGCTTAACCCAGACAGATCTGGCGTTAAAATGTGAGATATCACCATCACTTATAAGCCAAATAATGACTAAGCGCAGGAATATGGGAACTGCTCTCGCTAGAAAACTCGAGGGGCGACTGAGCCTATCGGAAGGATGGTTTGACATCCCCCACTCATTGCTGGATTCCCCATGGCATCTGGCTAAAATGAGGGAAAAGACTGGTGAGACAACTATTGATGAACAGCAACTAACTAAAAGAGAGACTCGACTTATTGAGTTATTCAGACAAATGCCTGAAAGTGAAAAAGACAGGATAATTAGTGAGTTATCTGAAAAGAAGCGTAATTTTGACAAACTACTTGATGAGCTAATGGCTGTTAAAGCATCAAGAATGCCGATCGACAAAAACGAAAATGAATAATAAATACAACGCACTATAAAAAAAATAGCAAATATTAGCATTTTGCTATTGTCAAAAATAACGCATAACGCTACATTCACCTCACCGAGTAAAAACAAGTGAGGTGAATGTAATGTTAAATGATAAACATGGCTCTTATTCCGTAAACTCTCTGTTGATTTGTGCTCAAGCGGCACTATTAGGTGGTACCGCTTCAAACCATGACGTCATCAATCTCTTAGATGTTGCACAAGACATCATCTCATCAACTATGAATTCCCTTGCAGGTAGTAGTGCTCCCGGCGCTAATGTTGATTTATTTGCCAAATCAGCGCGTTCGCGCAAACAAAATTTAGCTATTAACTCACAGAATCGGATTCGCACCCAACGCGAAGCCTGCGGCTTAACAACCGCCGAACTCGCCAGGCTGCTCGATCTCGATGAAGAAATTATCATCCAGTGGGAGAGCGGAGAGTATGAACCAACTATCAGTATGCTTATCCCACTGGCAAATATTCTTGGCTGCGATCCGATGTGGCTATTAACTGGTGAGGTTACTCCTCCGGAGCAACCAAAAAGTGAGGAGCAGCAACACCATGACGCATCTCAATAAGTTTGCCCCTTATCTCGCGAAGCTCTTCTACAGAAGAACCAATACCAATGGTGACATAATCGCCGCTTCGCCCCTCAAGGTACATGCGAACATTTTTATCAATCATTGCGGAAACAGTCTCAATATGAAAACACTTCTGAGACTCGCTATATAGCAGAACATATAAGTCAGCTGAGGAAGCCATGAAAAAGTTCGAAAACATAACTGTTCTCCATGTTGATAACTTTGATTATACAAACCAGGAACTTCTCCCGGAGGTTGTAAAGGCAATAGATGTTGCCGATATAGTGATTAGAGGAAAGAGAATTGTCAAAAACAGGCTCGCATGCACTTCAGGAGCAATGACAGAAACAACCTCACAGCAAGATAATTACGAAGGCATTTGTCTGGAGCCTGATTCATTTGCGGTAAATGTTTATCATTTATTGCATGCAACACAGGTATTACATATGTCCAGTAATCACGAAACAAAAGTACTTGGCAGCGAAATTCTAAATTTTGCATGTGAATATGCAAAAGCTGCTGCCGAAAAAGAATTAGCGCAATCACAATAAATATTCCCTGAATGTTTATTACGGTTTTATCGCCGGGGATTGTTGCAACCTTTATTCGCAGGAGATTATGTTATGACCTTCCTGAAACATAAGGCATCGTATAAAACTGCCTGCCTCATTGCACAACATGGAGATTCTTATCTTCATATAGCCAACCTGTATTTGCGCAAGGCTTATGGGAGATAAAATAATGGAGACATCAGCACGAAATAAAATGCAGAATGAGCCTGAGCAGGGGGGGTAATACACGAAAAAGTAAGAGTGTTGCTAACCATTGAAAATGGGAAAGTAATTTACTCAAAACATCTGTTGGATAATGAATTCGTTGGTTGCATGGATACATTTCTGTGGATGGCAAAAAGAGCGGGTTACACGATTATTCCACCAGCAAAGGAACAAACATTATGAACAATTTTGAATTCAAACCAGAAGCAACAGCTCATGGCATAAAAATTGACAATACAACCATTGATTATGTTGAGGCCGTACAGCGTCTTAATGATGGTGAGTACGACAATCCATGCTGGCACGGTTTAAGAATCATGCGATGTATTGAGGTGTACTGGCAATAGCGGACACTACCATTTGTTCTTTTTTTAAGCAGCCATCTGATGATATTTTTCCCTGAAGGCTGCCGGGGAGATATTCCCCAGACGAGAGTGACGACGCTGACGATTGTAGAAAATCTCAATGTATTCCCGTATTACTGAGATGGCTTCATCCCGGTTATTAAAACGATAGTGGCTCAGGCTCTCATTTTTCAGCGTTCCCCAGAAGCTTTCCATCGGAGCGTTGTCGTAACAGTTACCTTTACGCGACATTGATGTTTTCAGACCAAACTGCTCCTGTATGACCCGGTAATCGTATGCGCAGTACTGTGAACCTCGATCAGAGTGGTGGATTAGCCCGGCAGGTGGGCGCTGGCTCCTGAGCGCCATAAACAGGGCTTTACCTGTCAGCTCTTTTGTCATGCGCTCTCCCATGGCGTAGCCGACAATTTCGCACGTATAAACATCTTTGATGCCAGCGAGGTACAACCATCCCTCCTGTGTGGCAACATACGTCAGGTCCGCCACCCAGACCTGATTTGGTGCTGTAGGAGCGAACGTCTGGTTCAGCAGATTTGGCGCAACTGGCAGATTGTGGTTCGGGTTCGTAGTCGCTCTGAACTTGCGTTTCTGCTTACAGCGTAGCCTTAGCTCCTTACGAAGACGTGCCAGTCGGTCACGACCAACGATGATGCCATTCTCTGCCAGCTCCGTCTGGAGCCGCCGGGTTCCATATGTTTCGCGAGTGCGGATATGTGCCACCTTAATCTCCAGTTTTAGCCGCTCATCACTTTGTTTTCTGTCTGAGGGTTCATGCTGTACCCAGTTGTAATAACCGCTCCTGGATACACCAAATACCTGACACATCGCTTCAACAGGGAATTGTTGTCGCCATTGTTCGACTAACGCGTATTTTTCAGCGACTCCTGTGCAAAATACGCTGTTGCTTTTTTTAATATATCTCGCTCAAGGCGAGCTTCATTTAACGCCTTACGCAGTTGCAGAATTTCAGATTCCAGTTCAGCCACCGTGCGGGAACCAGGAGTACCGAGCCCTTTTCTGGCGGCGGTAACCCATTGTCCTAAAGTGCCTTCAGGAAGGGATAATCGGGAAGCGCCTTCACTGATCGAAAGTTGATTTTCAAGAACCGTTCTGACAGCTTCGGCTTTGAACTCTTTAGAGTAACGTTGGGTTTTTCTGCTCATTATTAGCTCCTTCTGATGCCATTCTATTTCAGGAAGGAGTGTCCGTTAAACTCAGGCTACCTCATATTGCAGAAGCCGATGATGCCGGATTCCTGGGAAGATTTTCAGTCGATATGAAGGTTGCTCAATGGCGCTGGCTGTATGTGGCGACGTTTATCAGTGAAGAGGAAAACAAGAACGGTACCATTGATATCCCTAACGATAACGGAACCACAGATCACGCAGTTATTTATAAGGGAAAGCATGGTTGTATAAGTATATACCCGGGGCCACTTCGCATTGCCCTGCAAAACCATGTCGAATGGGGATTTATTGAAAAATATGGCGAAGATGAAGGCATGGGGCGAGTTCTGTTTCTCTATCAAAAAATGCTCATCGCAGATCCTGATAATGGCTTCATTGTCTCTGCTATGGGGCGCGAAGGGCTTGAACTCCTTCTGGATGAAATGATTCACGATCTGAATACTCATGGTATACCAGAAGCACCAGTGACACATTAAACATTAAGAAGAATATAATTCTTTCGTTTTTTACTAACCGTTTATATGAAAAGCAACCGTGAATTAAACAGAGTAAAACTGTTTTTAATCCTTGCTACAGTACTGACACTAACAGAAATCATTATTCTCTTTATTGCGCTGTCAGTCGGTTAAAAATATCGGGATGCAACAAACCAATGAGACTGTATTTCAGAATAGTAATTTTACTGGCAATTATCGCATGCATTTACAGATTACTTGTTCCGTTCCTTATATCCATGAAGGATACGATAGCAGTTATTTCTGGCTTTGCACTGGCGTTTCTGACCCCGCCCTGCATTTATGCCATTTACAAGGGGCTTTCTTTCACTAAGGATAAAAGATGAAAAAAATTATTTTTGCTTTAGCCATTGTTCTGCCGACCATTGGCCTTGTCGGTTGCGATCGCGTTGAACCAGGTAATGTTGGCATCAAGGTAAATAAACTGGGCGACGACAAAGGCGTCGGTGAGGTGGTCGGTGTTGGTCGCTACTGGACTGGCTGGAATACTGAAGTTTATATCTTCCCCACCTTCAAACAAATGAAGACCTACGATGAACCGTTCAGTTTCCAGATGAGTGACGGTACAACCTGAGGTGTACTGGCAATAGCGGACACTACCATTTGTTCTTTTTTTAAGCAGCCATCTGATGATATTTTTCCCTGAAGGCTGCCGGGGAGATATTCCCCAGACGAGAGTGACGACGCTGACGATTGTAGAAAATCTCAATGTATTCCCGTATTACTGAGATGGCTTCATCCCGGTTATTAAAACGATAGTGGCTCAGGCTCTCATTTTTCAGCGTTCCCCAGAAGCTTTCCATCGGAGCGTTGTCGTAACTGTTACCTTTACGCGACATTGATGTTTTCAGACCAAACTGCTCCTGTATGACCCGGTAATCGTATGCGCAGTACTGTGAACCTCGATCAGAGTGGTGGATTAGCCCGGCAGGTGGGCGCTGGCTCCTGAGCGCCATAAACAGGGCTTTACCTGTCAGCTCTTTTGTCATGCGCTCTCCCATGGCGTAGCCGACAATTTCGCACGTATAAACATCTTTGATGCCAGCGAGGTACAACCATCCCTCCTGTGTGGCAACATACGTCAGGTCCGCCACCCAGACCTGATTTGGTGCTGTAGGAGCGAACGTCTGGTTCAGCAGATTTGGCGCAACTGGCAGATTGTGGTTCGGGTTCGTAGTCGCTCTGAACTTGCGTTTCTGCTTACAGCGTAGCCTTAGCTCCTTACGAAGACGTGCCAGTCGGTCACGACCAACGATGATGCCATTCTCTGCCAGCTCCGTCTGGAGCCGCCGGGTTCCATATGTTTCGCGAGTGCGGATATGTGCCACCTTAATCTCCAGTTTTAGCCGCTCATCACTTTGTTTTCTGTCTGAGGGTTCATGCTGTACCCAGTTGTAATAACCGCTCCTGGATACACCAAATACCTGACACATCGCTTCAATGGGAAATTGTTGTCGCCATTGTTCGATTAACGCGTATTTTTCAGCGACTCCTGTGCAAAATACGCTGTTGCTTTTTTTAATATATCTCGCTCAAGGCGAGCTTCATTTAACGCCTTACGCAGTTGCAGAATTTCAGATTCCAGTTCAGCCACCGTGCGGGAACCAGGAGTACCGAGCCCTTTTCTGGCGGCGGTAACCCATTGTCCTAAAGTGCCTTCAGGAAGGGATAATCGGGAAGCGCCTTCACTGATCGAAAGTTGATTTTCAAGAACCGTTCTGACAGCTTCGGCTTTGAACTCTTTAGAGTAACGTTGGGTTTTTCTGCTCATTATTAGCTCCTTCTGATGCCATTCTATTTCAGGAAGGAGTGTCCGTTAAACTCAGGCTACCTCAACCATCGGCTATCACATCGGTGTGGCCTACAAAGTTGATCCATCCAAACATCATCGGTGGGGTTAAAGGCATCAGGGACTTAATCGATGGTTATGCTCTGAAGGCTATCAAAGAAAATTACCCCCAATGGGAAGCCGTTGGTATTCAGCTGTTAAGCAAATGCGTTCGTGGAAACGAGCTGACGCAAAGCGGCAAAGAAATCTGGCAGAGCATGGTTAACGACATGAGCGATACCGTTATGGGGAACATGTAAATGAAAATCCAATACCAGGACTATGGCGCCGTAGCGAACATCGTGATCACCAGTTCCCGCCTGACATTGCAAAAGCATAACCGCGTTGTTGATGCGGTACTGTTTAATGTACAGGGGATCTATGAAAACCGCAGCGGCTTTTTCTGGGTTAAGTCATCGTTGTCAGGAAAAACACTCGACATCCTGCGCGCCTACAAAATCGTACAGCGGGAGGCAAAGCGATGAAGTCATTCCTCCTGTCCATGCTGTTTGGTCTGCTGCTGGCGTCCGTCGTTTTCGGTGCGCTGATTGAATATAAATTTTTAATGAATTACTGAGGTGCGGGATGAGCAAGATCAAAAACCCAGTTGTACTTATCCATAAACGAGAAAATAGTGACTCCTACGCCGTTGCAATCACCTGCGGTAGCTTGGACTATCACGACGCCGTTCTGATGGCGACGATGGAACCGGATATGAGTGGCGATGATGTAGATACCTGGAGCAAAACCGGTTACTACATGGCTCAAGAAATCGAGCGACTGAAACATGCACTGTCCGCTGCGGAAAATAATCTGATTGATTCCGAATGCCTCGTCGCTGAATTAAGCAAAGCAAAGGATCATGCATTTGGGCTGGTCGACACATACGACCGGCAACGTCAGCGTCTCCACGCAGCCGCTGAGAAAGTCATCAAATGGTGCAGACAAGAAGCTGAACACCGTACCGGCGATCCAGAGAAAGCAGAAAACTATGCGTGCGTTAAAGAACTACGCGTCGCATTAACTTTTTGCAAAAGTTCTGGAGACATCAGGAAGAAAGGTCTGACCATCACCCTGCCCGATATCACATCAAAGGCATTCTGGAGCGGTACTGGAAAAAGCGCAAAATTCCATCCGGAAACCTATAAACGCTGGGTGAAAGAAGCTATCAAACGGGATTGTGTTATTGCCGGGATCGGCGTGGAGGTGAAATGATGAATTGGCCTGAAGCATTCACCGCAGTAGGAGTTGCAATAGCGGTGGCATTTATTCTGTATTCACTTTTCCGCTGGGGATAAAGGAATGTTCGCTCTGATTCAAAGTGGTCAGATATACACCGATAGTGCTGGCTACCCGATAAAAATTATTCGCTGCATAAACAACTCTGTGTTGTACAGAAGAATGGATGGGCGAACACAGTCGGTAAAAATAAACGATTTTAATGAACTGTTTGAACGGATCGATCACCAGGAATACCGACAAATTCTGGTAGAAACAGAGCAGGAAGCTCATTTGAAAAAATTACGAGCCATGAAAAGGAAGTAGCGAATGAATAAAGCGTTTGAGCTATGGGTACGCCAGCGTTACGGCAATCGTTATGACCTGACGCGAGATGTTGACGGTTTCTACTGCCGTGAAGTTGTGAAACGAATGTTTGAGGTGTGGTGCCACTGCCGTGGGCTGAAAGTTTTATGAGGTTGACATGCAGACAATCATCTATCAAATAACACCAAGTAAATGGTGTACAGAAAGCACCCTCATTGCTTCGACAGGGCTAAAACCAGGCACCATTGAGCGAGCCAGGAAAAAATCATGGCTACAGGGGAAAGAATATCGACATTACGCTGTCGATGGAATTCCGAAGAGCAACAGTGAATGCGTATACAACATAGAGGAAATTATGCGCTGGATCGAAAATCAGAAACAACCAGGTGTTAAAAATGCAAGTTCCGGTTAACCTGTTAATGCTCCTGGACGTCTGGGAGGTTTAATGAGTAATACATCATACCCAACAGGCGTTGAAAATCATGGCGGATCACTCCGCATATGGTTTCACTATAACGGCAAACGTGTCAGAGAAAACCTCGGTGTTCCTGACACCGCCAAAAACCGGAAAATCGCAGGTGACCTCCGCACTTCCGTTTGTTTTGCAATCAGAATGGGGAGTTTCGACTATGCAGCACAGTTCCCTGAGTCCCCTAACCTGAAACACTTTGGTCTGGGGAAAAGAGAGATAACCATTAAAGCACTTTCGGAAAGATGGCTTGAACTGAAGAAAATAGAGATTTGTGCAAATGCACTTAACCGTTACCAGTCAGTAATTAAAAACATGTTGCCAATGTTAGGTGAAAAAAGACTGGTTTCATCTGTAACAAAAGAGGATTTGCTTTTCGTAAGGAGAGATCTGTTGACCGGTTATCAAAAGCTTTCTAACGGAAAAATTTCTTCCATAAAAGGACGCTCAGTGGTCACAGTAAACTACTATATGACAACCATAGCTGGAATGTTTCAATTTGCAACAGATAATGGTTATACATCAGGAAATCCATTTAACGGTCTGACACCATTAAAAAAGTCCAAGATAGAACCAGATCCCCTCACCCGTGACGAATTTATTCGTTTTATTGAGGCTTGCCGTCATCAACAAACAAAAAACCTGTGGATTATCGCTGTATACACGGGTATTCGTCACGGGGAGCTGGTATCACTGGCCTGGGAAGATATAGATCTTAAAGCGAGGACTATAACCATCCGCCGGAATTATACAAAACTAGGCGAATTCACTCCACCAAAAACTGATGCTGGTACCGGAAGAACGATTCATCTAGTTCAACCAGCTATTGATGCTCTTAAAAGCCAAGCGGAAATGACCATGCTTGGAAAACAGCATTCTGTAGAGGTAAAGCAGAGGGAATATGGGAGAAGTACTGTGCATAAATGCACTTTTGTTTTTAGTCCTCAGGTAATAAAACAGCGGCAGTTTTCCGGACCGCACTATAAGGTTGACTCCATCAGGGAGTCATGGACAAGTATCTTAAAACGCGCAGGTCTGAGACACAGAAAATCGTATCAATCCAGGCATACCTATGCATGCTGGTCACTTGCCGCAGGAGCTAATCCTAGTTTTATCGCAAGCCAGATGGGCCACACAAACGCACAAATGGTATTCAATGTTTACGGAGCATGGATGAAAGACAACAATCACGAACAGATAGAACTTCTTAACAGAAGACTATCTGAAAGTGTCCCATGCATGCCCCATAAGAAAGCGGGGTAAAATAAAAACTTGCAAAATCAATTGGTTTACCTTTAATCCCTGTCACGTTACGCGCGTGGCAGAGGCGTTACGGA